AAAGTTGGTTCGAAGGAACAACTTCGTGGATATTACAGCTGTTACTTTCGTGGTTGGATGGATTCTGGAGTCGTTTCATACGATCCTACTACATACAAATACCACATTACACCAGCCGGTACTCATCTTTACGTCCTCGCATCTCTGAAGGACTAATAATGAGTTTCCTAAAACTCCTAAGCACCATCGGTCTCTTATTTGGGATTGGTGGTGCAGTTCTAATTGCCCTTAACATTGATATGTTTGTTATAGGGTACATCTTGTTTTTGATAAGTTCACTTGCATGGGTTTGGTATGCTATTTCAACAAAGCAATTGAATTTATTTCTCCTAAACTTTGTATTCGGCATCATTAATTCTATTGGCCTTTACAATTTTATTTAATTAACTTTTTGATATAATTGTACATATACAAATAAACTAAAGGAAAGATATGAAAATTATTGATACGACCAAGTCAGTCTGGTATGAACGTTATAAGCCAAGTTGTGTTGACGATTTGGTTATTCCATCAGTCATCAAATCTAAACTACAAAAGTATGTACAAACCCAAGATATTCCTAACATCGGTTTGTTCAGCTCTAACCCAGGCACAGGCAAAAGCTCTACCGCTCACGCTATCATCAAGGAAATTGGTGGCGAGGCACTATGGATTAACGCATCCATGGAAAAAGGTATTGATGTACTTCGTGGTCGTGTTGGTAAGTTTGCTTCGCAGTCCTCTTTTGATGATAACATTAAGATCGTAGTAATGGACGAGTTTGATAACTTCTCCCAAGATGGACAGAAAGCATTCCGTGGTTTTATTGATGAGTTCTCTGAAAACTGTCGTTTCATCTTCACTGGCAATTACAAAGAGAAAATCATTCAACCGCTGTTGGACCGTTTGGAAGTATATGATTTTAACTCATTCGCAAAAGAAGAAATGGTTAAACCTATCTTTGAACGTTTGCGCTTTATTTTGGATAATGAAGGAGTGCAATACGATCCCAAAGCATTGGTTCCAGTCATTAACACATATTACCCTCGTATTCGGTCGATGGTTGGTTCACTACAAAAGTTCAGCAAAGACGGTGTATTCCAAGTATCTGAACATGAACTCGACGATGTAAATGTATTCGATAAAATAATGCAATGGGTAAGCCCATCCACCTACACCGAAATGATTACTGAGATAAATAAGTTAAACGGCCCAGATAATATGTATACATTTCTATACAATAATGCGGCCAAATACTTCAAACCTGAAGTATACCCTAACGTCGTTCTTATCATCGCAAAGTATCAGCATATGAGTGATTCGGTTCGCGATAAGAATCTTAATTTAGCAGCCGCGCTCACAGAGCTTATGCGTTTGCGTAGCTGATGAAATTAATGACATAATAAAGAGGTGAACATGAACTTAACAGATATCATACCTTATGTTGTTGGTTACTTTAGCATATCATTAGTCTTTCTAATTTTTAATGCTGTTGTTGCTGGTTATAATGGTAATACATATTCTTTTCAAGATACTAAGGATAGCATTCTTTGGCCATTATCATTGGCTGTATTGGTTGGACTTCTAATAAGAATTGCTATGGAAAATTATAAAGAAAAAAGATCCACCAAACCTAAACAAAAACACAAAAAATAAGGGCATTAAATGGACTCACTTCAAGATGTAAAACTAAATATCACACACAACCCAGAAGATTTATCTATTGATGAAGCAATTTCAGCTTACACGGAAACTAAGGATGGGTTTATATATCCACTAGGAGATGTAGCATTCAAATACGATGAATTCATAAAATTCATTGATGAAATTCATAACATTTTTGATGGCGTCAAAAAGTTCGATTATTCACGTGGAAAAAATAACATTTTCTATAAATTTAAGTCTGATGATTTGAGAATGTTTATTCGCGGAAATTCAATAGATATTTTTGGCTCTATTTACGCTAAGACAGAAGAATCATTACAACTTATTTGGGATGCTTACGATAAACATACTAAGGAAGAATCCGCTGTTGAGATGTTTACATATTCGTATTCGGTGAGCAACGGCCAACTACAAGAGGTAGTAAAAGTATTTAGAAAAGACGAAATGGATTACATTTCTGATAAGTATTATCCTTATATTAATTGTGACATTATGCTTCAGCAGTTCTTTACAGGCGCTGAGAACATCCTTCTTTTAGTCGGTGAACCTGGTTTAGGTAAATCAAAACTATCTACTTTAGCTCTTAAATATGCTATACAAAATCCTGAGATAATTCCATACGATAAGATGCAAGATAATCCTGCTCTTGAGAATCAGTTTATCAGCACAGCATTTGTTAAGAGTACAGACGTACTTGCAAATGATACTTTTTGGAGAACATTAGAAAAGAACACTCCAGATTTCTGTATTATCGACGATCTTGATTATATGTTAACGAAGCGGGATGCTGAAGTAATGAGTCAAGATGATGCTATTAAAAATGCATTCTTAAATCAATTCCTATCATATACAGATGGCGTAGAGAAAAACAAAACAAAGTTCATCATCACAACTAACCAAACATACGATGAGATTGATTCAGCATTACTTCGTAAAGGCCGCTTATTTGATATTCTTGAACTTCGTAAACTTGATAAAGCCGAAGCATTATCTATTTGGAAAGATAATGGATTAAATGATAAAACCTTCCATGAGTTATTCACATCACATGAAGTCCTTCCTGCTGAACTAGGATCTGAAATTAACAAGCGAATGAATAATCGTATCACAACAGCTACACAATCTTACCTCAGAGAAGATGGTATTTCCAAGATTGATAAGGCTGGCCGCAAGAAGAAAATAGGTATATAATATCGTCGGGGTCTTAATGGCCCCTATCATTTTATTTAATTGACCCGTTGATATAATAGTATCAAATTAAGGAAAGGAAAGATATGAAACAATTCGAAGCAACTTGGCGTGAAGGTTACCAATTCTTTGAGCGCGCATACGATACTAATCTACAAAAATCAATCAAAAAGCCAATTGATCTACCCTATGAGTGGTACGAACCACAATCAAAAGGCTTGTACACTTACATCCTAGACGAATCAATCCGCCTAGAGAAAAAGCAAGGAAATGCAAAACAAGGCCGTGATCAGTACGGATTCCTTGACCCTATGTACCGCAACATCCGAGATAATTATTGGAATAAGGAAGGTGGATATAACACCAAGCCTCGTATTTGGTATCTCGATATTGAAACACGTGTAGGTACAGCAAGCACAGGATTCCCAGTCCCAGAAAAGGCAGCTGAACCTATTTCAATGTTTCAGTTCTATGACAATAAAGAAGATGTAATGATCCTACTTGGTGTACGAGATTGGAAACACGAATCTGATTACGCGAACAAATTTGATTTTCCTATTAAGTACATTAACTGCGATAACGAAGTAAAACTTATTGAAACGTATCTCAGCATTTTCGCTAAACTTGATCCATTGATTATCTACGCTTGGAACGGCGGAGGATTCGACTTTCCTTACATCTATAACCGTATGAAAAACCTCGGTATGGATACAAGCCGCCTATCAAACTATGGTTCGGTATCATATTCAGAAGGTGAATTCCAAGGTAAGATTAATTTCAAATTTAATGTAGATGGCCACTTCTATATTGATTTGATGGATGTTTACAAAAAGTTCACATTCCACCCAATGCCATCATATTCATTGGATAGCGTAGCTGAATTTGAATTAAAAGAAAACAAAGTACAACATTCGGAATACGCTGGGTTTGACGATTTCTACACTGGTAATTATATCATCCCAGATAACCCAACCGAAGAACAGCGCAATTCCAAAATTTATAAAGAAGCTATTGCTAGTAACCTGGATGAAGTAAAAGAATTAGCTCACTCTGAATTCGTTTTCTACGGCGCAAAGGATACCTATCTTATTAAACGTATTGACGATAAACAGAACTTCACTGTGCTTATGCTAATGATTGCTGAAAAGATGGGTGTTCAAATCGGCGATAGTATGGGTACTGTTAAACCTTGGTCTCAATACATCAGTAACAAGTCAATGCTTAATCAACAAGTTATGCCTATGCGACAGGAATTCCCAAATCCACATGTTGTCGGTGGTTACGTTCGAGATCCTAATAAAGGTAAACATAAGTGGGTGGTTTCTGCTGACGTTAACTCAATGTATCCTCTCCTTGGAATGGTTGGATTTAATATGAGCCCTGAAACATTCGTCCCTAAGTACAAACTCCCTGATGCATTGCGTGATGTAATACTTACTTACTTCAACGACCAAGACGAATCTAAACGCTTAACTTTACCTGACGATGTATGGGAGCATACTACATCATTACTTAATGAACACAACATGTCCTTGGCAATCAATGGTGCAGTATTCACTAAAGATAAACTAGGTATGATCCCAGAAATGGTTCAAGATATCTATGACTCTCGTAAGAAAGCTAAAAACGATATGTTCAAATATCAACAGCGCAAGATTCTTATTAAGCAAATTCTTAAGGAAAAAGCGGCATGACAAATACTTTAAGCCAAATGAAACCTATGGAAAAGCATAGGTTTCTAACTCAAAATCATAAGGACTGCCCGTCCTGTAAAAAGAACAAATCACTAAGAACTTTTCATGATAAAGATGGTGATACTATCCGTGATGTTTGTAACCAGTGCCAAAAGAAAATACAAGAAATTGAAATAACAAAAATTGTCCTTGGTATGTTAACCAAAAATGGTATATAATTTTATAGTAACGAATAAAGGATAGATATGAAAGACGTATTAGATTATACCGAAGACGAGCTACGTGCTCTTTCAACCGATGAACTCGAAGCTCTACTCAAACAAGCCGAAAACGGCGAATCCCTTTTCAACACAAAGCAGCTCGTAGAAAAGACAATGATTAACTCATTGTATGGCGCAATGGCCAACAAATGGTTCCCACTATTCAACGAGGATATGGCTGCAGCTATCACAGGTAATGGTCGTTACTTTATTCAGAAGCTAGCGAACTACATAGAAGATACTCTGCAAAAGATGCTGCCTCAGGAAAAACCTTACATTGTGTACGGTGATACGGATTCCGTGTATTATCACATTGAGCCATTCGTAGAAATGTACATTGCTAAAAACCCAGGATTACCTGTTAATGATTACGTTGAGTGGGCAGACAAATTTGAACAAAAAGTAATCCAACCAACAATAGAAAAAACGATTAATGATTTCGCCCACGATCTGGGTGCATATAACAAAGATAAGATTGGTGCTGAACGAGAAATCATTGCTGACGCTGCAGTATTTACCGCTAAGAAAAAATACTACGCACGAGTCAGAGATTCAGAAGGTACGCGTTACCCAGAAGATAGTCCTTATATTAAGGTTATGGGCCTGGAGATCATCAAATCCAGTACTCCTAAATGGAGTCAGAAATATCTCAAACAAGCTATTCCACATATTCTTGACAAGGATGAAACAGACCTTCGTAATTGGGTTAAGGCTATCAAACAGGAATTCATATCAGTTGACCTAAATGAAATTGCCGCAGTAGGTGGTGTATCTCGCCTTGATTATGATCTCGTTAAGGATACCGTTCCTATCGGATCTCGTGCCGCAATTCGCCACAATAACTATGTACAAGAAAATGATCTTAGCGACCAATACGCTCCGATTCAAGGTGGCGATAAATGTAAACGATTATTCCTTTTGGAACCTAATCCTTTCCATAGCAATATCGTCGCATTCACGAACGATGGATTTGTTAAGGAAATTGAAAAACACAATTGCGTAGATTATGATACTAACTTTGAAAAGAATTTCCTTAAGCCGTTGGAACTGATGGTCGAACCTATGAACTACGACCTAGAAAAAGAAACAGAAACATTAGAGGATTGGTAATGAGCACGATGAAAGTAAAGCATAACCCAACAGTTGATATAGAAAAAGTATGTGAAATTTATTCTAAGCGCGATGGTGTACCAATTAAATATGTTTGTACAACTGACCTAAGATCAAGTGATGCGCCAGTGGATATCTTTTATCGTAGTACACCACATCCTCAGTTTAGGAATAATTACTTTGGTCTATTCATTGACAATATGTCCAATGACATTATGATTATAGATGCCGATATGGTCGAGGATCTTGAATTTGGGCTAGTAGAAAATGACGATGGGCTTT